TTCACTTCACTAGGATGTAAAAAATGTAGGTTTGATGAATGACTCCAATTGGCTCTACGCCTCTCAAAGAAATCAGCATCATTGAAAGATGAAGATAAAGTGTTTGCTAAGGGATGCCCTTGATTTGCATTGATGAAAGAAGGAAAATGACTCCCACCATCTGTTTGATATTGGTTAAGTAAAGAATTAGATTGGTTGAATAACGACTCATCCAACCACCCTCCTGAAAATATCTTTGGATAACTTTGTTTTAACATATCGTGTAATGATTTTGAATCCCTTCCCACTCCCCCCCAAGGTTGAAACAAATCCCACCAATGATAAGTATGACTTGGAACTATCCCTGTTGTATCGTTAATGTACGGGCTAACATAATGTAAGTCTGCATTAGGAGATTCACTCTTTATAATATCGGGCATAGCCATTGGCGGTGATACTGGTCCGTGTCTATCGCTTGCTCTTTGCCACCATTGTAGTATTGGAATCATTCTCGCTCTAAACGAGCGCATAGCCCTTCCCCATGATAACCCCGCTTTCTCTTGCATTTTATTTTGTAAAACTCTTGAATCAGGAGATAGAATCCCTTCAGTATTCGCCATCTTTCTAATAAGTTCTAAGAAATGTTCTTTTTGTTCAGGTGTTTGATACTCAAGTCCAAATAAATAAGGGAGTAATCCAAGAGATTTACTCCACTCTTGTTTTTTACCTTCCCTGTATTCTTCATCACTTCGCATCC